GTGCACCCCACAGAACTTAGGGATGAAGCAATCCCGTGTAACGAGTGCAACCCCAGTGAGGACCTGCCACTTCTTTTTCCGGAGAAAGACCGAACCTGGGCGCAAGTCAGCGACCACGCCGGTCCGGTACTTGACGCGCTGTACAAACAGGACCACAATGGGGCAAGGTACCTGACACATGTTGCTCAGAGACTTCTGGAACAGGCGTCAGCGGAGGACGCAAATATTGACTTGGTCTATAGAGTCGAAATGATTCCGTAGTAGGCTATACTAAGTTCTCCAACGATAAGGACGCTAATGACACAAGAAATTTCAGCACTCTCCCAAATCAAGTTGCACCTCGTAGACGACTACAAGACTGCCGGGGAGTTCCTCAGTTGGCTCGGCGAGCGACGCCCACTAGACGCTGTCGCTGTAGACATTGAAACAGGTGAGCTCGACGGTAACGACAGAAAAGACGCACTGTCCCCGTGGCTCGGGCGTATCCGCCTTGTGCAGGTTGGAGACGCCGAGCAAGCGTGGGCACTCCCCTGGGATAGCTGGAAGGGTGTCTTCTACCAAGGAATGAAAAGCTACACCGGTTCCGTGATTTTCCACAACATTGCTTTCGAAGCCAAGTGGTTTGCTCTTCAGTCAGAGTGGGAAATCCCCTGGGACCGCGCACACGATACAATGCTTATGGCGAAGATTCTTGACCCCGTGTCTCCTGCAGGGCTCAAGCCCCTCGCTGAAAAACTTATCGACGGCAGAGCTGCTCGGATGCAGGTCCAACTGGATGAAGAGATGTCTAGGAATGGTTGGTCGTGGGGTACAGTGCCTATCGACTTTCAGCCCTACTGGGCCTACGGGGCTCTCGACACAATTCTTACCACCAGACTATTCCACTTGTTCTACGACAAATGTGGTCCCGGTGGGATATACCACCAAGCTTACGAACTTGAAATGGCTACTCGTCGGATTTCCACTCGCATGGAGCTCAATGGAGCAAAAGTAGATATTGAGTACTCCGAGAGGAAGTACGAAGAGCTGATTGACTACACGGAGCGCACAAAGAGCTGGGCGTACAACAAGTACAACTCTTTGATCACTAGTAACGTCCAGTTGGTCAGAACACTTGAGAGCCTGGGGGCGGTCATTGAGGACCACACACCCACGGGACAGAAGTCAGCTAGTAAGGAGCAGATCGAGAAGCTACTTGTCCAGGGGAACTCTGATGTGCAAGAGCTGGCTAAAGCAGTCCTGCAACAGCGCAAAGCAGCCAAGCTAGCCAACACGTACTTCAAAAACTTTATGGAGCAGAGCCACAACGGGTTCCTGCATCCATCCATCAACACTATGGCAGCTCGGACTTCGAGGATGTCCATCACAAACCCGGCGCTACAGACTCTCCCCAAGGGCGATGACCTTGTCCGGCGGGCGTTTATCCCCAAAGACGAGGACCACGTAATCATCACTTCGGACCTTGACCAGGTTGAGTTCCGTATGTTTGCCTCAATGTCGGGGGACGCTAACCTCATCAACCTTTTCAACCGTGCCGACGCTGAGGGGTCTGACCCGTTCACTGAGATTGGCCGTCAGGTCTACGAGGACCCCACAATGCAAAAAGCCGATAAAAGGCGGGGTCTTATTAAGGGCGTTGTCTACGGACGGCTGTACGGGGCTGGTGTGGCTAAACAGGCCGAGACTGCGGGCGTATCGAAGGAGCAGATGCAGGCTGTGTCCGATTCCTTTGACGAGAACTACCCGGGTATGACTCGATTCCAAAATAAAGTTTCCGACGTGGGCGAGGACCGGCTAAGGACCGAAGGCCAGGGGTATGTAAACACCTGGACCGGGCGACGTGTGCCTTGTGACGACGACCGCACATACTCCCTGGTGAACTACCTTATCCAGGGTGGTGCCGCAGAAGTCTTCAAATCCAGTCTGGTGCGACTTGACCAGGCGGACCTTACAGAGTTTCTTATCGTGCCCGTGCACGATGAGATTGTACTACAAGCCCCACGTGGGGACGTAGAAGAGATCAAAAGAGTCGTACAGGAGTGTATGACAACAACCGAGGGGTGGGCTGTTCCGCTAACTGCGGGTGTAGACGGCCCCCTCGAAACGTGGGGAGATAAGTACTAATGAAAACAACAAAAGCTATTTTGGCCGTAGACCCGGGGCTCGCAAGCGGTGTCGTTTTTATGGTGTGGTCGGGTGTGGAGGGCGAAGACCCTGTTATCGACTACTCTGGGGAGGTCGGGCCCGACGAGTACGCAACCCCACTTAGGGATTTTATCTCTAGGTGGGAGGCGTTTGACCAGTTTGAGGTGGCTTGCGAAAGATTCACCATCACCACCGCGACCGGAAAGAAAGCCCAAGCCCCGTACAGTTTGGAACAAATTGGTGTTCTCAAGCAGATATGCCGGGACTACGGCTTCCCTGTCGAGAAAATCAGATTGCAAACCCCGGCGGACGCAAAGAACATGTTCCCCAATACGGCCCTACACACCCTGGAACAGTGGCATGTTGGTGGCAAAGGGCACGCTTTGGACGCAATTCGACACGCCCTACTACTGGCGGTTACCGTTTACCGGTGGAAGCCCAGGGCGCTTTTGCAGGGTGTTGGGGAGTAACTAACAAAAAATTCTTACTAACATAAAAAAGTGTTAGAGTGTGGTACAGTAATGACGTAGAGAGGCACACCCCATGGTTTTGGTCGAGCTAGATAGCAACAACACCCATATCATCATCAACGCCGAATGGCGCTACAAAGAGTTGTGCAAGAGTATTCCGGGTTCCGCCTGGTCCACTAAGGATAAAGTGTGGCGTGTGCCCCTGAGCTGGACAAGCTGTCTAGCTCTTCGGTCCACTTTTCTCACTGATTTGACGCTTGGCCCCTTGCTTACAGCATGGGCACAGGACCACGTAAACACGCGTGTACAGCCCGCTATGACCCTCAGGGACCTTGAGAACTACCCGGGGGACGAAGACCTCTACCCCCACCAAAGGGCCGGAGTCGCCTTCCTGGCGGTTGCCAGACGTGCTTTATTGGCCGATGAGCCGGGACTGGGCAAGACTGCCCAGGCTATTCGTGCCTTGAAGCTTATGCAAGAGCAGGGCGAAGACGTATTCCCTGCAATGATTGTCTGCCCCAGTACTTTGAAGAGAAACTGGCAACGTGAGTTTGAGAAATGGTGGCCCGAAGTCACTACTCAAATTATTAGAGGCACTGCAGCTCAGCGCAAAAAGCAATTCCAGATTGCTACCGAGAGCAACTTAGATGTCATCATCATAAATTGGGAGGGCCTACGTGGGCACTCCCGGCTGGCGCCATACGGCTCCGTTGGGTTGGTTAGGTGCGTAGAGTGTGGGGGGCTTGACGAAAGCACCACCATCACACGATGCGAGGTCCACTTGCGTGAGCTGAATCATATAGATTTCAAAGCTGTTGTCGCCGACGAGATTCACCGCTCCAAAGACCCCAAGTCCAAGCAGTCCCGGGCGTTGTGGGCCGCCACGGGGAAAGCCGATATTAGGTTTGCCCTGACCGGAACCCCTATCGCCAACAACGTTGTAGACCTTTGGAGTATCCTGCACTGGATTTCCCCGGAGAACTGGCCCAGCAAAACCAAATGGATTGACCGCATGGTCGATGTAATGCTCAATGCTTTCGGTGGGATGATTGTTCTCGGTGTGAAGCCACAGATGCAAAAAGAGTTCTACGCAACTGTCAATCCGTACATGCGTCGTATGCTGAAAAAGATAGTTCTCCCTTGGCTGCCAGAAATGGTATTCGAGCGTCGTGACGTAGAGATGTCCACGAAACAAAAAAAGACTTACGTCCAGATGCGGGACACGATGATAGCCGAGGTCGAAGGGGGCGACATAGTCACCGCGCCCAGTGTGCTCACACAGACAACAAGGCTTTTGCAGTTCGCCAGCTCCTTTGCGGAATTGTCCTTCAACCCGGCAACAGGGAGGGACAAAGTTCTTCTGTCTGGCCCCTCTTGCAAAGTTGATGCGGTCATGGCGGACATCAAAGCTAATGACTTCGGGGAGGACTCAGTTGCAGTGTGTGCTGTCTCCCGGCAACTTATTTACCTCCTCAGTGCTGCCTTGACAAAAGCTGATATCAAGCATGGACTCATCACTGGAATGCAAAATGAATACGAGCGTCAAAAGGCAGTGGATGATTTCCAGAGCGGTCTCACTAAGTGGATTCTTTACACCGACAAAGCTGGTGGCGTGGGTATCACCCTGACAGCGGCTCGCCGTCTCATCATGCTCCAGCGCCCTTGGTCCCTTGTAGACTACAAGCAGGCTATCGACCGTGTGCACCGTATCGGCTCAGAGATTCACGACTCAATCATCGTGACCGACTACGTCACCGAGAACACAATCGAAGACAGGGTTATCGACGTTCTCGGCAGTAAGGCCGATAGCTTTGATGAGGTTGTCCGCGACCGTGACAAGCTTTTAGCCATGCTTAAGGAAGAAAGGGACGCAAAAAAATGAGTGTACCAGTGAGTATCAGTAACTCAGAAATTCAGACGTTCAAAGACTGCCGAAGGAAGTGGTGGTTCCAGTACTACCGTCGACTCAAGCCTAAGCAGAAACAGTACACAGGGGCCCTGGCCCTCGGTAGCCGAGTGCACGAAGCGCTCGACCAGTATTACTCCACCGGAAAGCCTCTCCTTGAGGCGTACGCTGGACTGGTTGAGGAGGAGAAAATTATCCTCCTTGCAGAGTTTCGTGATGTGGATACCCTCGAAAAGGAAGCCGAGCTGGGTCGCATCATGCTAGATGGATACCTTGAGTGGGTTGAAGAAGAGGGTATCGACTCCGAACTTGAAATGATTTCCACAGAGGAGATAATCTCTATGCCCATGTTCAATGGGGAGATTGAGCTCAAAGGGAAGCTAGACATGCGTGTTCGGCGCAAGGCTGATGGTGTCCGCATGTTCCGTGACTTCAAAACTGTGGGGGGCTCCCTGAGTGACTTTGCTCAGCTTGCCCCTATGAACGAACAAGTTATGACGTACATGTTGCTCGAGCAACACCAGAACGGAGAGGGGGAGCGCTCCGAAGGCGGAATCTTTACATTGCTAAAGAAGGTCCGTCGCACTACTGCTGCTCGCCCCCCGTTCTATGACCAGTTCGAGATACGTCACAACATCTTTACCATGCGGTCCTTCTGGGACCGCATCCACGGGACGGTGGCTGACATGATGCGTGTCCGTACCGCTCTGGAGGGTGGAGAAAATCCTGCTTACCACGTGTACCCACGACCTAGTCGTGATTGCAAGTGGAAGTGTCCATTCTTCAATGTATGCACGTTGGTCGATGACGGTTCTGCCGCAGAGCCAGCGATTGAGGAACTGTACGACGAAGGCGACCCGTATGCGTACTATGGGGACCAAGAGAAAAAAGGAAGCGAGTAGAACATGAGTGAAATCCAGCGGTCTCTGACCGTCATGGTTTACGGTGAGTCGAAGGTTGGTAAATCATCCTTTGCTGTCACCGCGCCGTATCCACGTCTTATGCTTGATGTTGAGGGTGGACATAGGTTCCTCCCCATCGTTGTCAAGTACTGGGACCCGCTCCGCGAAGAACCACCTATCGCGGATGGGACTTGGGATACCGTTGTTGTCACTGTACGTGACTACGACACGGTTCTCAAAGCCTACCAATGGTTGCAACAAGGTAACCATCATTTCAAGAGCTTGATTATTGACTCCATCTCGGAGCTCCAGGTCAAGTGCGTGGACAGCATTGCTGGTAACGAACAAATGAAGATGCAACAGTGGGGCGAACTTCTTCGTCACATGGGTGGGCTTCTTCGTGACCTTCGTGACCTGACCATGCACCCCACCAACCCGCTTGAGGCTGTTGTTCTTACAGCAATGTCTCGCGTGGGCCAGGACGGTAAGCACCGTCCGTACCTGCAGGGGCAACTCGCTATCCAGGCACCGTATCTTTACGATATCCTCGGTGCCTTGGTAATCGAGGAAATTCCTAACGCCGACCCACTTGGTGCCCCGCACAAAGTTCGTCGTATGTACGTCGAGCGTACTAACCAGTACGAAGCAGGTGAACGTGTTCAGGGGCGCCTGGGCGCAATTGTTGAGCAGCACAGTCTCAGTATTGAGACAATGATCAACAACATCTTCGGACCAAAACCGGCTCCGATTCAGATAGCAAGTGAATAGAAAGAAAGAGAGACAATTATGAGTACACTTGATTGGGCACAAATGATCAAGGATTCAAAAGACGGAGGAGGGGATTACACCCCTATTCCGAGCGGAGACTACGAATTTGTCGTAGTCGAAGCACCACTGAAGACAACCTCAACGGGAAAGATCATGTTTTCCATGAAGGCCCAGGTGTCGGGCGGGGCACATGACAAGCGTCTTGTTTGGGATAACTTTGTTATCTCCCCCGAGAACAAGACTGCCTTGGCAATCTTCTTCAGCCAAATGGCCGCAATGGGGCTCAACAAAGAGGGCTTCTTTGACCAGGGGCCTAGCCCGGAGCAGATTTCTTCTGCTATGTCTGGTCGTCGTTTCCGAGGCAACGTAGGAACAAAAGTCTACAATGGCCAAACAAGGAACGAAATCAAGAAGTACTACACAACGGGAACGGCCGTGGCACCCGTGCCTGGTGCTGTTGCACCCCCGGCTGCTGCCCCGGCTCCTGCGCCCCAGGGTGCTCCTGCGCCCCAGGGTGCTCCTGCGCCCCAGGGTGCTCCTGCGCCGGTAGTTGCTGCTCCGCCCCCCGTGGCGCCCCCTGTAAACACTCCTATGGCTCTTGAGGTCCCCGTGCAAGCGTACGCGGAAGCCCCAGCAGTCATCCCCCAGGGAGCTCCTGAGCCTCCGTTCTAACCGGAAAGCTGGGGTGTCATCTTCGGGTGGCACCCTAGTTCGTCCCAACTGAAGGTACACAATGAAAATTCTTATCACCGGCAGCACAAGCCCCCAGGCTTCTCGTAAGACTGCCCTGAGGGGGCCCACGTTTGCTTCCCTTATGTACTACTCTCTCCACTCAAAGGGGGCTTCGGTCGATTTTGTTGAGCCCTCTATCTTGACCACAAACGCCGAACTTGCCGAGTACGACGCTGTTATTGTTGGCATTGCGCCACCAACAAGCCTCGCCGCCAGTCGCCTTTACCCTGCCTTTGCACTTGCCAACCGGGCCAGAAAGCTCGGCAACCTCATGCTTTTTATCGACGCCCCGGAAGCCTACAAAATTCAGGCGTCAATAAAATCTTGTCAGATGAACATTTCTGACCTACAAAAAGACTTCTACAAAATGAGAAAGTTCTACCCAGAGTTTGTGGGGAACTTTGATTTCCAAACGGAGGTCTACGACTTTATAGAGTACCTCTACACGGAAACGTGGCCCACGCTTTTGTATCCTGCTTTCCCCTGGTCTAGCGAGGACCCGGTCAGAAAAGTGATACCCAACGCCGGGAAAATTGTGCCTGTGAATCTTGACTCAATCCTAATCAACTCCGGGACAATCACCCCCAACTTAGAGCTCAGAAGCACGTACTGGACCTGTGACGCCCCAAAGGCACGGTGGGCGGATAGCGTAGCGCAAACACTTTTGTACCCAGTGGTCCCCAACAAAAGAAGTCATTGGGACCCGGAGGAGGCAACTCTTACTAGGATGCGGGAGTCGGTGGGGACCCTTGTGGCCCTGTACCGCTCCAACGAGGTCTGGTGGTCCCCCGCGCTAGCGCAATCCCTCAGTGTTGGGGTCCCGGTTGTCACGGAGTGGCGCCACAGTGAAATTCTTGGCCCCGAGTGGTCGCTACTTGCGTCCACTATTGAGGGCATGTCTAACGCAGAAAGATTTGATCTTGCCATCGCGCAAAGAGATTTTTATCTCGGTGCCGTGTCCGGCTGGGACCTCGAGCTGTACCAGGCAATAAAAAACAACCACAAGCAGTTACATTAGAGTAGGAGCACCGCATGACAATGAACATAGACTGGATTAAGGAACAACTGCAAGCCGCCAAGGTTCGCAAACCCGTAGGGGACGCCACAATGAAGCTTATCGACCTCGTAGAAAGTTTTGACCTGAGCCCCGCGGACAGAGAAAAAACAATTGAAATGTTCTCAATCCTAGTAAACGGACACGCCTACATTAGAGAGAACAAAAAAGAGACGTGGGTGCAAGCCCGCGCCGGTGGCATAAAAGTAGCCGACCAGGTCCGAGTGAGGGCAGATGCCTTCACTGGGGACAGCGGTAGGGCGCATAACGGTCGCCGTGGGATTGTTGTGGGGGTTCGGTACGGGGACATTGTTGTCAAAACTAACGATGGGAAAGTTCCAATGTTAGACGGCACTCACTACTCGCCATACAACTTGGAAAAGTTGGTTCAATCTTGAGGCGCCCCTGGGATTATGAGGAACCGGCTTGTGCAGAAGTCGGGGTTACCCTGTTTTTCCAACCCGATAGGGATGACCCCCAGGAGGGCTCTATCCGTGACATCGGCTACCGATACGGCAAGAGCGTTTGCAAAACATGCCCACACAAGATGGAGTGTGCTGAGTGGGGGATTGAAAATGAGATTCACGGCCTGTGGGGTGGGCT